TACCACGAAGAGTATACTAAGCCAGAGCCAAAGAAGAAAAAGAAAAAGCGCGGCTATGATCACTCGTTTTTTAGTGGCAGAAAGCACTAAATCACCCACTACTCAATTAACGTACTCACCCTATAAATATACACTGAATGTACTTGAAATACAGTGAATGTCTGATTATCCTTATATAAAACCAATCTATTTAGGGTAAGACATGACAATTAGTAGCAGTAACTCAGGTACATGGCGATCAATCAACTCAACGTCTTCTGTTATTAGCGGATTAGGCAATAAGCAGTACAGGTACTACAAGGAAGATTGGGATCAGATCCTTGATACGGTTGAGGGTACAGAACGAGAAGTAAAAGACCAAGCTACTACCTACCTCCCAAAGACTTCAGGGCAAAAAGCGAATTCAACAGACGGCGACGAGATTTATGAAGCCTACAAGGGCAGGGCTGTATTTTACGGGTATGCAAAGGACACCGTAGCGGCTATGCTAGGGGTAATGCACCACAAGCCAGCGCAATTCAAGCTTACACCTAATATACAATCACTCGATAAAGAAGCGGAATCTGCGGAAGGCTGGCGGGTCGGTCTATCTCAGATACTACGTGACATCAATAAGAACCAACTATCATACGGTCGATATGGACTATTGGTTGACATGCCAGAGGTTGAGATACCAGCACAAGAGGCAATGCCTAAGATTGTGCAATATGACGCTTATTCGATTCTGGACTGGTCAACTAGAGAAAATGAAAAAGGCGACGTGATAATTGATTATGTTCTGTTATCTGAGATAGACCCTGATGATGACGAACGCACCGCAGGTTATAAAGAGGACAATATAAGGTTAAGGATACTAGCTCTTGACGGTGACGGCGACTACTACACCATTGTGATTGATCTTGATGACGGCTGGAACGCTGACAAGATGAACGAAACACTTTCTGGTTATGACCTTAACAACCCACCTGAAGAAGAAGCTGTTTACCCTCAGGCAATGGGTAGTAATATTCCTTTTATCCCCTTTGTGTTTATCAACGTTGACAACTTACTCCCTGACATCGAGAAAAGCCCTGTATTGCAGTTATCCGACTTGGACGTATCAATCTACAAGGGTGATGCTGATTGGGCGCAGGCTTACTTCTTACAAGGGCAAGCAACCCCAGTATTTACCGGCACAAGCAAGCAGGATAGTCTATTGCTAGGCGCTGGCGCTATGATTACCATGTCAGACCCACAGGCAAAAGCCTATTTCCTAGAGGTTGAGGGAAAGAGCATGGGCGAGATGCGAGAACGTCAAACCATCCTGCAAAACTTCGCTGTTGCTATGGGAGTTGCACTGGTAGACCAGAAGCAACCGGAAAGCGGTACAGCCTTAGAAACAAGGGCAGGTATCAAATCAGCACCACTTAATATTGTGGCTAAGACAGGCGCTAAGGGGCTTAATCAGGCTCTACGTTATGCCGATTGGTGGAAGACAGGAAAATTCAACGTAGACGGTATATCAGTCACACCTAATCTAGATTTTACGACAAGTACAAAAGCAGCTAAAGAATTGCTCGACCTATGGAACTCTAAACAGCTTGGTGCTCCAATCAGCGAACAGGACGTTCATAAATGGGCCAGAGACAACAACTTTAGCAACAAATCATACACAGAAACCCTAGCAGACATAGGAGCAGAGTAAAAGCATGGCACTCAAAGCAACCTACGACGACAAATCAAGCATCCCTGAGAAGTATCAGGAGCTTTACAGCGAGCAGGACGGTAAATACGTTCTAACCGGTGTAGAAGGCGTTAAGACGCAAGCAGACATCGACAACGTGCAAGCAGCACTAACAAAAGAGCGTGGACTACACAGAGACGCTGAGAATCAGTTAAAAGCCTATGACGGTATCGAAGCTGACGGGCTATCCGCTAAGCTTGAAGAACTGGCAAAGCTACAGATTACAGGCGGTAAACTAGACGATTCTAAGCTGGAAGAGATCGTAGCGCAACGCCTAGAGCTTGACCGAAACAGCTTTAAGAACAAGCAGGACAAGCTAACTAATGACTTGCAGGCGGCAAACAGTCGCATTGAAAATTTGGTGAATGAGAAAAATAACGGGTTGATCGAATCCCAGCTGCGTGACGCGGCTATCGGACAGGTCAACGACACAGCAATGCACGATGTTCTCTTTAGATCATCTCTATTTGAGGTGTCAGAAGACGGCAAAGTGTTAACAAAGTCTGACTGTGGCGTGACGCCAGGTCTTGAGCCTAAGCAATGGCTTGACGAAACTTTGAAACAAAACACCCATTGGCAGAAAACGTCAAAGGGTGCAGGTGCCACTGGTAGTAAGAACGGATCCAGCAACCAGCCTAACAAAAAGTTAGACTATAGCGGGATCTTGGAAGACGCTGGTGTTAATTTTAATTAGAAAGAGGTAAAATCATGTCTCGAACAGATGCTTGGCGTGAATACGCAATTGCAAAGTGTCCTAAACAGGAACAGATGGTTGATGACTTTACAGAAGCCGCTCCTTTTCTGGCAGCAGAGCCAGTTCAAGAGTCTTCTGATAAGTTATCCAACGTTTCAGAAAAGATTCTGAATATCACCGGTGCCGATATCGTCGATCTAGACGCAGCACTTCCAACTATTAACGCAGAAACCGAACTCGTACAGCGCGACCTTCAGAAGGTTGGCGGTCTTATCGAGGTCGGCAAAGATAAGTCTAAGCTATTCGGCGGCGCAAGTAATTACTTTGGCAGTAAAATGCCTTGGATTATGCGCGAAACCGGTATGGCTATTGAAAAGAGTAAGATTTATAACTCTTATCGTGCTTATGCTTTTTCAGAAGGAAAGCTTACCGAAGCTGGCGACGGTTCTGGTGTTTTGGCTGACGGCCTATACTCTATCCTCTGTATCACTTTCGTTCCCGGCGAAATGTATGGTCTGGTAGGTAAAGATGCATTCAGTCAGGGCAAAGCCTTTGAAATGGAAATGCTCTGTAACGGCGGTACTTATAAACTAGCTACTGGCGAAACTGGTTACGGTATGGAGGTTGCGACATATCTCGGTACTAACCTTAACAACCCTCGCTATATTGCCGGTCTTGTAAACTGCGTTGCTAACCCAACAGATGACGCGTTCCCAACTGAAGACAACCTGTCTTCTGTTCGTTTGGACGCCCGCGCTAATAGTGCTAATAGCTACTACGTCATGCATCCACGTATGCGTCAGAAGCTCGGTACTAAGTACAAACTCGATCATTTCAACACATTCAACCAAGACACTGGCATTAACACCCAGTTGTTCTCTTGGGACGGTGTGCCGATCATCGAAACTTATAACATGGACGACGGTACTGAAGCCGAAGTCACAATCGCATAGAGGTATATTATGACTACTAGAGATCTTAGCGGTTCTTTTACCGACGAATATGCAAAGTTCGATCCTGACTATATCTATGAAGAGGGTGCATTGCCTAACACAACTGACGCTACTTCTGGTGTATTCAAGATGGGTAAAACTCAGGGTGGTGTTCAGCTTGTAGTTGAAGCTGATACTACTGTAAGTATTGCAAACGGCGAAAGCCTCAAAATTGAAGTTCTGTATGATACGTCTGAAACAGGCGATTACACAGACAGCGTTGTAATCTATGATGAGACTGCCAGCGGTGCAGCTATCACGTTTGAAATTGACGATGCAATCATTAAGTACATTGCTACTGATGACGTTGAGTCCTATAACAAACTGAAGATTACTACCAGTGCAGATGAAAGTGGTGATAAGATCAATGCTTATCCTACTTTGGTATCCCATTAATTGGAGCCATGCTGGGCCGCTCTGCCATTCGGGTAGGGCGGTCTTCAGTTAACCAGAGGTAATTATGTCAGAAAAGAAATACATGCGTACATGCATCCAATGCCGCGAGAACTTTTACAGCAAAGCAGACTTCGCAGCACACGCCAAAGAAGCACACGGGAAAGCCGTTGTACAATCAGTGCTAGACGATGGCATTAAAAAGAGCACAGGCTACCAGAAAGTCGAACTAGACGTTCCAGAAGAGATTTTAGTAAAGCCTCGCAAGGTTAAAGAGACAAAAGCCGACACAGTAGCTAAAAGCAGACGCGGTAGACGTTCTAATGACGAAC